GCTCGACCCCCACGGGATAACGCCCGTGGCCTCCAGTATCAATACTAAACCGTCAAACAACAATAGATTTTATAAATCTACTCAATCATTCATGTCCTCCGAACACGGTTCAGATGGACATGTCTCAACCAAGAGTTCCGACTCTTCGGCCTCCGCCGTCGCAGGGCAATCGCTCGCCGGCAATTGGGGAGACCGTCGAAATGGATCTCGAAAACGCGGAGGCGGCTCCAATAAACGCGGCCGCCAACGCAATGGCAGCACTCAGTCTGAGCGCGCTGCCACCGCTGCCACGTCCGCTGCCGCTGACAAGCCGGCCCTGGCCGACACGGCAGCAAATACGCACGGCGACGAGCGGCGAAGTTCTGGACTACCCAGACCCGCAGCACGTACTTGGGACGCCGAACGTGCACAGCTTTGGCAACAGTTTATCGTTGAGCGACGTGAGGGATTGTCTGGAATCCAGGACCTCCAAAAGCTCGACCGAAATTGGGCCTACCGCACAGGACCTTATCCCATTGGATCAACGGCCCGGGCCCCTTTCTACAACAGCGACAGGTTCGCCAATTACTGTGGTTTCCGCAGTGGAAAGGAGGTGTGTGCGATGCGGATCGTTGCTGCAAGGCAGCACAAATTGTGCCTGTTCGATGAAATCCCTACCTCCGGAATCGATGATTTCCGCGTCCTCGTTGCTCGAGAGCGTGAAGCACATTTCGTTGGTATTGGCGATGCCCTTTCCGGCATTGGAGGGGAACTGCCCGTTTTTAAACCGGTTCCAAAGACCTCCACAGGCTTACGAGGTGGCGCTACAGTCGCTTCAGTTAGCCAAGGAAACACGGCAGGCAATGCGGACAGCGTATCAGGATCTGGTGGAAGCTTACAACAAGCAGAACCAGAGCCACGAAGCGAGATGGCCCGACACGCACCACTCGCAATGGATTACCCTGGACAACAACCAGATTCGGCTGGGAGCGGTCCAGTACTCGTGCCTGCAGGTGGTACGTCTACTGGACGATCTAGGGTGGATCCTCAATCGCTACGAACCGACCATGCTGCTCCTCATGAGCAACATGATTCGACAAGCCCTCCGCGACAGGAGGGTTTGGGACAGTGTGGCCCTGTACCCGCCGAGGCCAGATTGCACGACACCAGTCCAGTGCTCCCATTTCATTTCGGAACATTGGATACCGGTGACGGGGGAATCCTTCGAGAAGACCAGCTCCAATTTATTTTCGGAGCCTCGGAGAGTGTGGAGACTGAGCGAGGACTTCACGACCCTCGGGATAAAGGTAAAGCCAAAACCGACATCATCACCACCGAAGGACTTGTCGACTGCACACAACTCGACGCACTCCTTAGCGGGGACGAAAAGGTCGCCGGCGATGTTCAGGGGGTTCGACACCCTTTACAATCCGAAACGTCCTTTCAGGAGCCGGTGGCCAAGGCTTTACCCAGCCCCGACTCCGCGGGACCAGCCAACTACCTTTTTAGCACCGGGCCCGGACCCTTCAGTCCGTCGGGGCCTGTGAGGACTCCTCCGACGGTTCAACCGGGAGGGGCGCCTCAACTGCCCCCGGTGCAACAGCCCGTTGCACTTCCACCCGCGCCCGTTGACATGACGCGCGTGGTAATACCTCGCAATGTCACGCAAAAGATGTATGATGAGCTCGCTAGTGTTTTTCCCGATTTTAATATCGTGGCCACAGGGCCTGCTCGTGCTTCAACGCACTTGCTCGCCCGTCTTTACCGGGAGCTCGCTATACATAAGGTGCTTGCAACACTACCGCCCCAAACTTTGGTTAGGGCGATTGGTGCCATTCCAGGACACGTTCGCCATCAACACCTCAATACCATTTGGTACAGTTCACGCGAGTACGCAGCCACCGATACTACACGCAATTTTGGTGGCGATTCTTGCGACTGCCGACCTTCTAAATGCCAGCATTTTAATGAAACGGTCATTTTGCTGGTAGACAGGATCTACTATCTTGAGGCCGGTAAAATTGCCGGATGGTTGAAGACAGGCAAACGCGTCCTATCGATCCACCAAGTTTTTACTAACCACCGCGGCGGATTGTATTGCGCCGATGGGAAACCCGAATTTCAGTATCAGCGCGATGCTTCTGGGGGAGTAATAGTTTCTGAAGTCCGTGGGCGCCACAACGACTATCAGCATGATGCCGCCGATTGGCTTACTCAAGACCATAAGTTTGGGGGCAAAAGGCTGATAGTATCCCCTTTGTTGGCACATTTGCCGGAGTTGGAAGTCGTTGAGTTTAATTTGGCCAAAACCAAATCTCAACGCGTCGCTGTCGGCAAAGATTTCCCAGACAATTACTATGGGCTGACCACAATTGGCAACAAGACTGTTGGCACGCCCTTTGAGGCCTACAGTGTGGGGGCCACTTTCTTGGTGCAAATTGAGAGTCAGGTTATCGCTGTCGATAAAGATGTCGTGTCTGAGGTCAGCGCTTGGGCCCAACAGCGTATTTTTGCCAAGGACGAGCGGTTCCTCACTGATGCCTACGCTCGCGTTAATTTAGCCATGCGCAGGCTTGAGATACCTGACCATGAAAAAGCCAACATGCTTACTGCTGCCGTCGTGCTTGCTTTGCAGCACGCGAGTGCCACTGTTGCCGCCGCTACAGGCGACTTTCGTGACCTCGGTATCGACATCGACAGCAAGGCTACCGACCCTCTTCGGCCACCATGGTACGACTTCTTGCCTGACGGCAAGCTCAAACGGTTGGCTGCTAAGGTCTCTTTGCTTCTACAGCGGCTTGACAAACCTTTTAGCTCCTTGTGGGACAAGGTACAGCCGCTTATTTCATGGACTTGGAAGAAGGGCTTCCGTTCTTTCTTGCCAGGCCTCATAGTAGCCGTACTGTTCCAAAAGTTCACAGGGGAGCGTTTTGCTAGCGCTACCCTAGAATGTCCCAAGGTCTTGTCTTCCATCTGGTATCTGATGGAAACCTGCTGGAAATTCGCCGCACGATGCTCCCCTGACCGGAATGAAATTTGGGAGCGCATTAAGAATTCCTCCACGGCCCTTTGGAACTGGCTGAAGAAATTGAGCCCCTTCGAGCTCGTCAAACGACTCTGGCAAGCCGTTAAGGCTTTGCGACGGCCGAAAGATGGTTGCACAACAACTGACATTGAAGATGATTTGCGCGCTGAACAACTTTTCAATGCCGAGATAGCCGATGCACGCCGCGGCACGCACGTAGTGCCGGGGATGTTCCGCTCCGTCCAGCAGACTCAGGACGAGGTGCGGGTCTTTCTTGCACCATAATGGCAGTTAGACCCATCAATGCCACAGGCTATCATGACTTCACAGCAGCCATTCCTTATGTCACAGCCGGACCTTATACCATACCCCGGTCTTCTTTGGCAACCGTGCCACAAGGCGGTTTCTTTACCGCTTTAACGCCCGGGTCCGACGAACCTTCAATTGTTCTCCGTGCCACACGTAGCAGCACCCAGGACACACCGCGGGTCGAACATCCACGGTGTTCTAGAGTAGGGGACCCTATCGGACCCTCTTATGTCTTGCCACTCGTACCGCCGCAGAGCACTTTGCTTCCCTCAGAATGGGTACGTCTTTTCTCCTGCGGTCAGCAGGACGGGCTCGACTACGCCGGCACTCTGCAGCATGCCGATCTTATGGGTGGGCCCGACGACAACCCCCCCACTGGCTATTCTCTTGATTACACCGGTCCAGCTGATGACTATTGGCACGACGCTTACAAATGGGGATATCAGTACGGCAAATGTTTCGGCATGGACACCATGCGCAGTAGTGCACCTTTGGTTCAGATTCCTGGTGCCACACCTGTTGCTTGGCCTTTGGCCATCGACAACGATCTGCGCTACCATCTCTGGGGTGTTGATGATGAGAAGGAAGTTGATGATTTCCTGCATCAAGTCGACATGAACACCGACGGCCAGGACAAACCACGCTGTCTTAAGAGCTGGCTCAGACATCCCAAATTTCCTTGCACTTACGAGGCATGCCAAGATGACGCACGACCCAGCGACCTTGGTGATCTGTCTGATGAAGTTTCCGACGACGAATCTGAGACAGATGACGAGGAATTGGACCCCATGTCCTTCCCGTATGATTCCGACGACGAAGACTCTGTGCCTGATTTTGTGATGGATGGGCCCGACGCCTCCTTCAGTGAAGAACAGGCTGATGACCCTAATATAGGGCTTTCCCTCGTCGGCGGGCCTTACACCCCAGCCAATTTTGGGCCGGTGCCCGATCCAGTCGGCAAACCAATACCCAAGGACTCACCCGAACGGCGGGTTTGGGAAGATGTCAAACCCGATCCGCACGAGGCTTGCGTGTGCGGTGCGCGCACCTTCTACGACTGCGATTGTCGCCTTATCTCACTTTTCAGTTCCACTAGCGAGATGGACGTCGGTGCCATGTTTGGCGAGGGCGATGATGAGCTTGCCGATTATATGCAAACTGAAGAGAATTTCTTCCCGTCGCCTCCGCTTAGTCCGTTTCCACTGGTCCATGGCACGAGTTTTGGTGAGCCACCATCTCTCGTTCCTGATGAACCGCTCAATTTAACGCCCAGCCCTCCCCAAATACACGATTACGCACCTGGGATGTATGTCTTGGGGCGTGAGTCTTGCAAGTGGGACGTGCCTTTGCCCCCTCTCCGCGCTGACAGCTATTTCAAGCTTCCTATCATGCCTGAGCCTTGCCATGAGCGTGACATAATCAATTTGGCGTTTGGCTTTGAGAACATCAGACTCACACAAGACACCTTTTGTGTGCACAACGAGGCGCTCGGTATTGCCGGTCGTGTGCTTCGACCGATGCCGCCTTCTGACCCCAACTTTTGGGGCCGTGTCGACTTTTTTGGTTTGACCATGAATGACACTATTGCCCCCGCGGAGTTTGAGCAATGGGCTGCTCGGTATCCCGTGCGCAAACGTCGGCTTTTGGAAGAAGCTCGTGACAGTGCGACATACATCTATGATGTCAGACGGAGCAATAAGACGCTGTGCCACGTCAAGCGTGAAATGGCCTATGATGTAGGCAAGCCCAAAGACCCACGCATAATTCAGGCTAGCACCCCTGAGTGTGCTTACGAGATGGGGCGCTTTACTTGGGCCTCTAACAGACATATGCTCCGTACCAATCCACATGGCCACGTCACTTATGGGCCAGGGATGACTGCTGAGTTGATAGACAAATGGCTGTGGGAATGCGAACAGCTAATTAAGGGGCCTGTGTCCTATGGAAGCCTCGACATCAAGCGCATGGACGCTTCAACTCTCAAATCGTCTATTGTCGCATACGCTCGTAGTATGGACAAAGCTTTCGGGCACCCACCTTCTCTTCAGACCGTCATTGAGCGCGGCGGTAGATTGCGCGGTCGTAGTAAGAATGAGATCCGCTACAGTACCGCGCATGGGGTGGAGAGTGGGCGCAACGATACGACTGACGGCAATACCCAAAGGTCGGTTGTAATAGTGCGGTTGGCCATTGACGACCTTCCCGCTTATGCGATCGTGTCCGGGGATGACTGTTTTCTCGTTTTTGCGACATCATGCAAGGCAGAATTGGAGCGCCGCCTTAGGCAGCAGTATGCGGCGGCTGGCTACGAAATAGACCTTGTTTTTACTGACAAGCGTTACGCAGCTGAGTTTTGTAGCGGCCGGTTTTGGCCCGCTGGCAATACCTATGGGTTTGCTTTTGGACCCAAACCCGGCAAACTCCTTCCTAAGCTTTTTGCAACTGCCACGCCCCACCCGATATATGATCAAGATGCTTACCGCTCATCAGTGTGCCGTGGCCTCGCCAATTACTGCAATCACATACCTTTGGCTTCAGATTATCTGGCTGAGGTACATCGCCGATCCTATACCGAGCGTGAGCTCCGCGGTGCGGCCGCGCAACGGCGCCAACGCGTCATGGCTCGTATACACCGCGTGTCACCGCAACCTGTGTCCTCTGAGATCTATGATGCTTTTATGGACCTCTATGGCATCGGGCGGGTGGAGATAGACGATTTTGTCCGACAAATAAAGACTATGTCCTTCGGCGAGCTCGTGCGAGGCGAATGGCTCAAGAAACTCAATCACGTCGACCGGCGAGGTACCACCCCACCTCGATTGGCGACTGGTATGCTTACCGTTTTCTTGACGAATTTTTTGACCAATTTTGCTACGTCTGCTGGTAGCATGTTGCTCACTGTGCTACTTAATCGTGCAAACGTCAAACTTTTCGGTGAAGAGCAAGCTACGATGATAGCGCCGCTGGTCGAAGAAACCCTTCGCCTGGCCAACCCAATTGGGTATACCATTTCCATCATCGTTGGTGAGGCTCTGGAACAAAATCGTGTGGGAAACACATATGGCTCTCTGCCAGCCGCTTTCATGCATTTGATATGCTGTTTCCTCATGCTCACGATGGGATTCCTGGCCCTGCCCTTGTGCATTGCCATACATCTTGGCTTCAACATGTTCGTTTTGAAGTCCAACACCGATCGATATGCCCGTCTCGTGAACGATGCAGCGGCGCGTTTGCGCCCGGGCATGTTGAAGACGAATTTCTTTTCGCAAAATACCGAAAAAATCTCCTCGGTATTTCTCGCTGACGCGAAACTTAAGGGGAACTCTCTCCCTACATTTTCACGATTCAGACCGAATACTCTTTCTTTTCATTTTGCGGGCCGTGTTTCAACCGACAAACTCAACTACGGGACACAGAACACGACTGGCGACTCCTATCGATACACTTCACCAATTTTGTCAATGGAGAAACAGAAGAAAGGAAAGGCCAAGCAGCCTGGCAAGAAGTCCACTGTACGTATCACTGTCGCAGCTGCCAAGAAAGTTGGAGGCAGACAAGCAAAGTACATGTCACGAAATCGATCAATGCCCGTGGAACCATTGGCCCTGATACAGAAGCAGGGGGGCAATCGTGGCAAGATAGCGCGCAAGGGACAGAACAACGGCTATCTACGGACGCTGATCTATCCAGATCGGTATACCGGAATCAGGTACCCTGACGGGTATCCTAGGCAAACAGCTGTCACCAAACTTTGGAATGAGGTTTTTCCGCCCTTCTTTCCTTCGGTGCTACCGCTGAGCCTGCTGGCGATTTTTATTATATTTATCGCCCTTCATGTGTCCATCCTCTTTGGTTGTATGGCACTACAGCCTACGCCACTTTGGGTGTGCCGTACTGGATACTGAATTCCGACACAGACAGGTGGGGATTGGAATATTTGAATTCCTCAGCCCCGTCGCCACAGGAACAGTCAGACCAGATGTGGCTGCCTTCCGGCACGACGATGAATTTGCGTATGCCACAGTGTTACACTGCTGGCAATTTCGTCGTGGACCCTATCCTTGCGACAGATACTAACGGCAACAATCTGTTCGGATATACTTTCGCTGCGGGAACTGGCAATGCGACCTTTAAGTTCTATGCCACGGTTCAGGGCAACTGGAATGCGGCTGACACGCTCACTGTCACTGCCGTGTCGCCCCAGGACCCCACTGGAGTGAGTGCGCAGTTCACTTTTGCTGCTCAGTCCAATGCAACGTCTGCGCCCAACTGCTCGGCGACGTCAGGAGCCATGACGGCACTCTTCACCGTCAGCGATGCCGTCTTGGGCACTGGCCAGACCGCAAACCGTGCCAACCCCATCGGTTTCCGCATCACGTATAACAATGTCGGCGGGAATGCCTACGGGATCACGCTTATGAATTTGCAGATCCTGCCGACTTGGACAACGGCACCCACCAACAACCTGGGTCTTTACCCTGTCGACTGGCGCGACCAAGCCACCATTCTCTCTGTAGTGACCAACTACCGCACCGTTTCCGGCTCGTGCTGGGCGGCGTGGGAAGGTTCCACTCTTGCCGATGGTGGAAATGTGGCGCAGGTGATGTACCGCGGCGGCGGGCATCCTTTCCAGGCGTGTAGTTCGACCTCAGCCACTAACGGCGAGGCCAACGGTATCATTTCCTGGCAGGGCATTTCAATGACCCCGGGGGGGTATGAAGACAAAGCCAAGTCAGGCTGTTATTCCTTCTGGGTGCCTGTTTCCGACAATGACACGCTGATGCGCCACCCCATCAACGCTGTCGAGTGGAACAAACCGTGGATAGCTGGCGGCGGCAATATCGTCGCCAACAATTCCACCGGGGCTGGTTATTCCGCCACGCCCCTGCGCCTGCGCATCGTCATCAACATCGAGTTCGTGACGACTTCGCAGTTGTATCATTTAGCTGATTCTTTACTCAATATCGCTGCCATCCTGCAGGCTCATCGCATACTGCATGGAGCACCGACTTCGATGGAGAATGACAACCACCTCGAGACGATCTACAACTGGCTCAAACAAGCGGGCCAGGACGTTTACGATTGGGGTGTTCGCAACCGCGGATGGCTGATACCCGCTGCCCAGGGTATCGGCACCATGATCATGGCTGCGTGACGGGGCGACGAGCCCCGGTATGTGGCAAACCCTGTGGACGGAAAGCCCATGAGGATTGCCAGCCGGGGAACTGAACACTTGTGGAAGAAATTCCACGAGAGCCGTTCGGGATAGGACAGGCCTAAACGTACAATGTCCGGTACATGGATTAGCACTCCAATCAAAACAAAATAAAAATTATTTTAACGTTATCTTTTTAGATTTCCAACGCAAAAGCGC